ACCTTGCGCCTGTCGATCATCGGCGTGCCGTACCGCGCTGCGTCTGCCGGCGAGTAGGGCGGATCTGCCATTACTAGCGAAAACATCGCATCCACGAAGGGTAGTGCATCGGCCATCGCTACCGCGGTCGGCGCGCTGGCTAGGCTGCAATCGATGCGCACGCCCGGGCCGCGCAGCGATCCCGAGAATACGTGCAGCACATCGGCCGGGTCGGTATCGGCGAACATCGCCAGCACGCGGCGCACGTACTGCGGTGGGTACGCGCCATAGTACCCGCTCCCTCTATAATTGTTGCCCATCACCCACGCGCCGTCCAGCCAGCGGCCGTCAGCCCGGAGCGATGGGTACAGCGGAAACGCGCGGTGATAGTTCTCGGCGAGTGCGCGCAGCCGCGTTGCCGTCATTCCCACTCGCTCTCTTCCGTCTCAGTGATCAAGCTCATGAGGTAGCTGAACCTGCAATCTTCGTTCTCGACCGTCATTCCTTCGCTGTGCGCGTTGAACCAGCCCTTCTCGATTGTCGCGGTGAAATCTCCCCCGATCCCAGTACGATCGCAGCGGATGACCACATCCGCCATGTAAGCCATCTCCTTCTGACCCGCGCGTACCGTCCGCCCGGTGCGCTCGCTGCTCCTTACTCCGCCTTTGTTGACCTCGCGATACTCGTCCTTCGTCTCCCCGATCGTGATGACGTTGCAGGCGTCCTGCTGGCGGAATTGCTTGAACATCGATCGCCATTCCGCATTGACCGGGCCGTACAGGTTTTCGGTCCTTCCCCGCGGCGTCACCTCGCCGAACCTCGCCAGCCTGAGCAGCTCCCACGCCTCCGTATCTGAATCCATGATGAGCGTGCGTGCCCAGCGATATCCGTCGTACCAGCGCGCTGCCAACCTCGTCCATATCGGGTTGGCCTGGTCCGCAATCTCTTGTGGGCTGCCGCGGAAGACGCCGCCGAAGTTGACGGTGTGCACCTTCTTCTCTCGCGCCGCCTTCTGTATGATACCCTCGATCTTCTCGGCTGCGTGCGCGAACCCGATCGGTCCCGGCGCGGTCAGAGCGAGAGTCGTTCTCCCCGTATCCGTGTCGCCATAGATGAGCATGGAGACGCAGCGCCGCGTGAACTCGGTAGGGGCGGGCTCCCATTTCACGCTTTCGCCGCCGAGCCCCGCGTTGATGCGCTGCGCTGTCGTCGATCGGAGCTTTATCGCCATTGCGCACTATCTCCTTACCAGGATCTCGATTGCGCGCGGTCCGCGCGGATGGTCGATATGAATGAACTCGACTCGCATGCCCGTCTGCAGCTCCTCGAATGTGATGCCAATCGTCTGCTGGAGGGCAGACGGAAGGAAGAACCTGCTTACTCCATCCTCGCCGCGGATGAAGCCGTACGTGTCGCGCAGGGACTCAATCACGCCCTTGGTGGTGTTGGTCATCGGCGCTGCCTTCTGCGGTACCGCGGTCGGCGCAAATGAAAGTAATCGATCAGGACCTCTTCGACCACCCACGACATTGACCGGCTCTCGTGCGCCGCGATGGTGCGCAGTCCGTGCTTGATGTGGGGAGCCAGCCGTCCGTACAGCCGCACCCGGATCTCGCCGTCCGCCAATCGCGGAGCAATACCGGTACGCCGCTCCTGCCGCTTTGCCTCGCATCGCGATCTACCTTCTCTCATATTACCTCCAGTACGACCGGTGCGTTATCGAATCGATTCATCTGGTACGACGATTACGCCGGGGATATCGAGCGCGCTGCCATGGTCGCGCGCCAACTGATTCAGCCTCGGGTGCATCATCGCCAGCCTCTCAGGCTCAAGCAATTCGAGGCTCATTGGTCCTGCGATGGTCGCCGTTCCCGCCAGCGCTGCCTCGACCAGCGCGCGGAAATCGACGATCTCGATGTGGTAGAGCACGGTCCGGCCCTTCTCGATCGGCTTGGTCCGGGTCGCGAGCGGGCATTCCCGCAAGACCGCCGTCGCCTGCTCCCGCAGGTCCCTTGCTGCTGCCATTGAGTCCGGGTCGCCCTCCGCGACCAGCTCCTTCGCGGCAAGGAGCAGGTCCCGCGCATCCTGCTGCGCTCTCGCTGCCGGCACCTTAGCCCGCTTCTCGATCTCGGCCGCTATCCGTCTGCGTTCAGCCGAGTCGAACACCAGCACCGCGCCCTCTACCCTATCATCGAGCGCGATGTAGGGCGCCAGTGTGGACTTTTCGAGATCAAGCAGCGCCGCTCTCGCTTCATTCAGCGGCCTCTTGATCTTGGTGAAAATCTGCTTGAGCGCGGCGATGCGCGGACGCAACTTCTCACGTAGGAACACGTAGGCTGAGTCACGGTCGCGTATGGTGGCGATGGCGATGTGCTCGACCGTGGCGCGCAGCGCCGGCAGGTCCTTAGTTGGTGGCGGAGCGAGGTTGACGATCAGCTTGTTCGGTGATGACGCCGGCTTCGGCCTTCTCGGTTTCATTCTACTGCCTCCAGTCCTACCGGTTCGGCTACCCTTCCACTAATTGTAATCGCCCGTTGATCCACAGGTGCAGCGGGCGCAGGTTCGCCTCCTCGAGCTCGAGCTGACCTATTCTCGTCTCGGCTATCCGGCACTGCTCGATGTCAGTATCGCCTCCCAGCCAGCGCCGCTCGCACATCGCAGCGCTGACGAGGGTCGAGCCACTGCCACAGAATGGATCGACTATCAGGTCGCCGTCGTGCGTCAGCAAGCTTACCAGGAAGTTGGTCAATTCGACTGGCTTTTGTGCGATATGGTGGCGCTCGTTCAGCGGTACCTTATCGCACACCAGTACATTGGAGTAGATGGCGCGTAGTCCGCCCGAATTGAACGCATGGCGTGAGCCCGGCTTGGCGTGCCATCGGATCAGCGTGGTCAGCGATCCGAATTTGCGCGCTCTTGGCTTGCCTGTGTTCCACAATATGACCAGCTCCGCCATCCATACGAGTCCCGCCCGTCCCGCTGCGACCTCCCAGGCCGAGATCGACTGCGATCCGCCCATGACGACCGATGCACCGCCTGGTCGCAGGATACGCGCGACTTGGACAGCATGTGGCATCGACCAGGCGATCATCTCGTCGAATACTGATACGACCCCACCGACCCAAGGATCGCACCCGGCGCCACCAGCGTCCCGCTTAATCCCGATGAAGAATGGCGGGTCCGTTATCACCGCACCTGCGGCGCCGTCCGCTACCGTTTTGAGTAAATCCAGCGCTGGAAGGTTACGGATCGCGCCCGCGCCTGGATCGACCAGTTCTCTCGCTGCCCTCGATTGTGCTGCCGCCGTCGCCGTTCTATCGGTGTTTAGCACGTAGCCTCGCTCCCACCTTGCCCGTTCGCATGACCTCTGCGTGAGTAATGAGCATACGCCAATTCTCAGCCAGTGCCTGCTTGCTGAACTCATCCTCCCACACATTATAATTCGGTCCGCGGTCGTCGCGGTAGTTGCCGTTGATGTGGCCGATGTGGAGGCGGCCAATTCTCGTTTCGGCCATGTAGCAGTACGCCTTGAGTTGGGCCCAATAACGCCAGAACTTCACCGATTCGATCTCGTGCCGGCTCGACATCCAGGTCAGCTTGATCTCAACCGCGGCCCAATCGATCACGTCCAGTAAGTCCATGGTCCCAATCAGGCCGTCCTTCTCCATCTCACCCGGCTGCGCGTAGCGATCCGGGTAAGCCTTCGCCCAGCGAGCCGCGAGTGCTTTCGCTACCGCATCCTCGAACGCACAGCCCAATTCCATCCGGGTCTGCTGCTTCTCGTCGATTTCGCCGCCATCCTCGAAATGGCCGAGCCTGAGGCAGAGCGAGCGAATGATGGCCGAGATGTGGCAACCCGGCTCGCCGCCGCGCTCCATCGGCAGGAGATCGGGTATACCGGCTGCGATGAGTCTCGGCGCCATTTGCGCTCACCCTGCCCTTGCCCTTGCGCTACACCGCGATCAGCGTCCCGCTGTCGCCGTCGAACGCCCACTGGTCGCTGCCTTCGAGGAATTCGGCCTCGCTGACGCGCTTGACCGCCTTGCCCTTCTCGGGACCGGTGAACGCCTTGATCGCGATGCCAGCGAGCTTCGCCTTAGCTAATCCGTCGTCGCCCGCCTTCTTCACTGCCTCCGCTACGACCGCTTCGAGCCGCGAGTCGAGGTCGCCTGCCGTCGGTACCGCTACCGCTGGCGCCGCCTTCGCGCTCTTGGCCGCCTTCGCTCCTGCCGCCTTCTCCTTGAGCTCCGTGATCACGAGGATGTCACTCGTTCTCGTCCTGCCGCCTTCGACCGGCTGGACCACGATCCCGCTGCGTTTCTTCTGCGGGATGCGATTCCAATGGCCGTACACGCCTTCGACGAACGTGACCGCCGCTGCCAGCTTGCCCTTGTCGAATCCGGCGTCGAGCAGCGCGCCGATGAAATGCGCCCAGTTGGTACTGTTGTTGAGCTGCTCCTTCTTGCCGACCTTGAGAGCGTAGATGCCCTCGAGCGCCTCGCCCTCGCCATTCTCCAGATCGACGCTTACTCGCCCATCCATGGACGGTACGAAGTTGTCGAGCTCGCCGCACGAGTAGGGCTGCACGAACGGCTCCTTTTCATCGTCCGGCTTGATGGTGAGCGCGACGGCGAGGATGTGATGGTCGATCTTGCCGTCGTAGTCCCACGGAATGAGTCGCGCCTTCAGCACCTCGCCATCGAAGTCGTCCTTGAGTCCGCTCGTCATGTTGTCGGGATTCATGCTGGCAACGGCCGCTGGAGGCTCCTGCACCGCCGATGTCGGTCTGCTCTTGATTGCCACGGTTGTGTCTCCTTGTTCAGGTTTACGCACGCACGGCGCCGCGCGTTGGATTTAGCCGTTCGTGTGAGATGGAGCGCATGAGGAACAATCCGACAGACGCGCAGCGCCCGTACGACGGAGCATACCACAGGTGGATGAGTCGTGTCAAGTGGGCAACGTTGGCGCGCAGCTCGCACGACGGGGGGCATCGTCGTACCCTAGAGTTGCGCCCGGCGTCGTACCCTAGAGTTGCGCCCGTGCCCGCTGACGCCGTCCCGCCCTTCTTGCCCGCTACCTTTGCCTCCTCGGATGTCCACTCGTGGCTCGTGCCCTTCTGGTGAACGGCCCGTCCGCCCTTGCCGGCGATCTCCCGCCGCTTCTCTACCGACATCGACGCGAAGCCCTGCCTGCCTTTGGTGTCCATCTTCGTCCTCCGGACAATGTAAAGTGTAGCTTACATGTGATCTGTAAAGTGTAGCTTACATGTCCCTCCGCTAGATCCTCTTCTGTTTACGAAATCGCGTGCCGATCACGGTCGCGAGCGCGAGCAGCGCGGGCACCCACTTCCGACGCACGACCGGACCAACATAAATTGCGCCGAATGCTGTCGGCACTCCTTCCGGGCTTGGGCGATGAATGAACTGAACGAAATGTCCCCGCGTGCGATGCGCGTGCATGTCCCTGCCGACGATCCGGTTGCCCACGTCCGTACGCCGCTTGGCGATGCGGGTAGCGCGATGGACGAGCTGAGCCGGCGTCAATCGATCGCGAATTGGGTCGAGCCTACTCTGGTGCATCGTTGCTCTCCTTTGTAATCCGCTTTAATGCGCCGTCTACCCCATCTTGAAATCGCGCCATCTTGTCTCGGAGCCGCGTCGTCTCAGTCCGCGCCTCGTCGCGCTGCCTGCGCGCATGGCGTAATCGCTTGATGGCCTTGGCGTGCGCGGTGCAGGCTTCTCGCAGCAGGCGTTGCAACGTTGGCACGTCATCGCACCACTCCATGATTGCCGGGCTGGTGGGAGTGATGGTAACGGCCGGTGCTGGTGGTCTATCCTTCACTGCTGATCTCCTTGTTGCCGCGCCTCATCAGTCGGCGTTCGACCTCGTCGATCACCGCATTCATTTCCGCCCGCTCGCGCTCGAATTGCGGAGCGCCGCCGTAGATGGCGTAGCGGAGCGTGCCGGTCAACTCGCCTTCTATTGCCAAGCTATCCGCTATCGACTGTTCTCTCACGTGCTCGATGCGCTCCACCAGGCGCTCGGGCGGGAGATCGCGCAATTTGACTGTCGTGTCGTCCATTTCGTCCTCCTTACCAGATGTCGAGCGCGCCGGCAGCGAAGATGCCCAGGATGATGCCCACGACGAGAGTGCATACGATCACTAGAGCCAGCATCCTACCTCCCGCGCTACCTCTGCTTCAGTCGGAACAGATAACCGTAAATGTGCTTCTGCAGCGCATTCTGAATCTTCATAGTGGTTCCGCGGAGCTCTGGGCTCAGCTTGAGCAGCTCGTGCCATTCCGACCAATTGCCTGTCGCCGTCTCGAGGTCGCAATACTCGATGATATCGTATCGCTTTCTTGCTCTCTTCATCTCGTTCTCCTCATCGCCATCGCTGGTGGCACCGTCGCCTCGCTGCGCCACGCCGCCTTGAACCAGCGAGGAAACATCGCCTTCGCTGCATGCCAGAACCAGGCAATGTGATCGTCAACGATGAAATTCTCGCACATATCGCTTTCCGCCCGCATTCCTCTCCCGGTTTGCTGGATGAGCGATAGGACAGTAAGGTAGTTGAGGTAGCCCTTGTCGCTCTTCGCTCGCGCTCGCATGATGGCCGAGCGCGAATCGACGAACGGGACCTTCGCGATGATCTGGTACCTGCACTGGTCGTCGGGAAAATCGTAGCCCTCTTCAAGCGAGGGCGACACGATCACGCACGGCGCCTTCGCCTGTCTGAATCGCGCTACTGCATCTCGCGTCGTCCGGCTCGTGTGCGTGATCATGATGTCGCGATGCTTCGATCTTGCCGTGATGATCCGCGCCCGCTCGTAGCTGCGAGTGTGGATGATGCCCTTCCTGTCGAGCCGGCCCGCTACAATCGCGTCGATCCGGTTGAGCCAGATTCGCGTCTGCCCCTCATTCATGTGGCGATCCACATTCGTCGTTCTCACGTAGATGAGCGGGCGCCGCTTCGGATCGAACGTCGATGGGAATTCGCGGTAGTCGAGCACGCCGTCGTCGATCCCCAGATACCGCGCCGTGGCTCGCTGCAGGACTGCGCTCACCATGACTACTCTCGGGATCTTGCGAAACAGATATTCCTCGGCATAGGCGTGCGCCCATACCGGTGAGAACAGCGCGCCGGTCGGTACCGCCTCGGCTACCCAATCGACCTGCGCTCCCGGCATCCACACATCGGGATTACCCGGATCGGCCCGCCGCCATCTGTGCGCCGATGCGAGCTCCTTTAGCCCGCGCCCGAGGTCGGTCAGCCTGCGCAGCATTCGCGCCGCCTTCCTCCTGTCCGCTCCGATCGCGCCGAACTCGCGCCGCGCTTCTACATATTTCGCCCTACATGCGTTTAGCGCCGTCACCGCCCAGCCCGCCCACGCATCCGTACCCTCGTCGAGCGGCGGTAACGCCATTCCGATCAGCTTGAGCTCGTCCCGATCGACGCGGACCGCGCAAAAATCGGCGAGCTCATCCGGCGCTGCGTGGGCCTCATCGAGTACCAGCAGATCGAACTCGCCGAGTGCGCCGGGATCGGCGAATTTTCCCGTCGTCATCCAGTAGGCGTAATTGGTCACGACGAATTGCGCCGTCCTTGCCTGCTCCACCGCGTCCTCGTAGGAGCAGCCCTCCGCGGGGCGATTGCCCTCCGCGTCCTTCTTGTATGGGCAATGGACCCCGATGTGGCACGGCGCGCCATCACACATAGTCGGTGCCCCGGTCGCATTCCCGAAATCGCTTAGCGGTCCGTCCTTGTCTGCCGCGGTGCAGCGATAATTGTTCTGCCCTCGCACGTCGGCGAGCCCTATTGTGTCGAAATCGGCAAGGAGCTGCGCCTGCAGTCCCTTGGTGCTGGTCAAGATTAGAGTGCGCGCATCGTTCAAGCGGGCTGCGCTCATGTAGATGACGCTCTTGCCGCTGCCAGTCGGCGATGATAGCATGACGAATCGGCGCTCGGATGTGGCTGCCGCCAGCGCTGCCTCGAATTGGCCGCGGCGGTAGGCAGTGAACCTGCACGGTAGGCCGACTTCGGATGGCGTAGGCGGCATGGCAATCAGCTAGATCAGCGCGATCAGGTTGACTAGTACAAACACTACAACCAGAATCAACAGCGCCCACGAGAACGCGGGGAGATTGAAGTGTTCTCGCATGAGGGTCCAGTCGCTACGGAGATCGGCGATCAGAGCATTCGGAATCAGTAGTAGCACCGATAATAGCGGCGGTCGGGGAGGCGTAGGACCGGATACGTTCGCGTGCAGCGTCGTCATGGGCGATCCTCGAAGCTCCGGCCGTCCGGCTCGCAGCACAGTCCTCTATAGGAGACCCGGCCTCGTAGGATGTCGAGTACCATTCCTCGCCTTACCGCCGCGGTCGCGTCGAGCACGTCCTGATTGGTAGGCCATGAGTCGGGACCCCCTACGCGGTCATTGGTGAACCGATATTTGCGCCAATTCGCGCTCCTCCGGAGGTACCCGACGGTCCAGTCGTCGTCGATGAACATAGGTGGCCTTCGAATCGGGAGGCGGGAGCGGTACCACTCCCGCCTTCCTGCGCCTACCGGCCGGAGCTGGCGTATGCACCAGGCTATCCGCGGCGCGGCAGGACGGTAGCCTACCCCTTGTCGTAGCCCTTGTGGGGATTCCCGCGATAGTCGGTCGTCGGCCGGAATCCGCCGTTGCCGCATCCGACCCACTTGAACTGCTCCTGCACCTTGCGCGGGAGCGGCGTACGCTCCTGCTCCTTGCCGATGTCATTGCCGTGCAGCGCGTGCTGGCCGCGCTCGATCTTGAGCAGCCAGCCTTTGAATCGCGCGTCGTGGCCGGCGATGAAGTAGCCCGCCGTCTTCTCGCCGCAGCCGCACATGCACGGCTTCATCTCGCGCTCCACCTTCTCGCGCTTGACCTTCGGCCTCGCTGCCCGCACACTCGCCTTGGCCGATTTCGTTGCCTTGCGCTTCGGGACCGGGGCCGCGCTGACCTGTGCTTCCGCCATATTGCTACCATCTCCTTGCCTGCTGCGTAAATTGTGCAGCCGTCTTGCCGCCTCATCATCGAGGTCGGTCTCGCTTACCACGGGGATCATTGAACTCGGAGCGATATTGACGCTGTCGCCGTAGGTGGTAAAGCAGCGCCCGCTCGCGGGGTCGGGACGGACGCTGGTCCCTGTAATTGGGTCGAGTCTCGCGCGGCAGTCGTTCACCAGGCCGACCCGCCACAGCCTGTGGTCGTACTCAACGATGCTGTTTATCCGCAGCCGTGCGCTGCCGAGTACGTCACCGGCTTGCTGCAGCGCCGGCCCCGATTCGACGCGCAACACCGGCATGACCGGCTCGCGCAGTGCCGGTATTGTCGTCGGCCCGCGCGGTGCCGGCGCTATTGCGGCGCTCGCCCCTGGCGACCTTACCGATCTCGGTTTCGCTGCCTTCCCGTTCTTCATCATCGCATCTCCAATTCTACCACAGCCGGTGTTTGCTTGTCAATCTATGAATCTTGGCGTCATCGTACCCGCTACTTCCTGCCGCGGATTGCGCGGCGCTTGCTCTCGTCCGTGTCTCCCGCCAGGAATGGCTCCAGGTTGATCCGGTCCGCCGCAGCGAACCCGGCCTTGCGCGCGTGCCGGCTCTGGACTCGCTTCGCTCTGTCGCTCTCGCTCTCCTCACGGTAGCGGGTCCCGCGTCCCTTGCGCCGCCGCTCGTTGCGCTCCTGCCGCTTCCTCCCGCGTTCGTTCTCCTTGTCCTGCGCCGCCTGTTGTTCCGCCGTCAGCGGGCGCTCCCACGGCCGCTCGCGGTAGTATGCCTCGATGTCGGTCTGCTTGAGCTGCGCCAATCGCGCCTCGCGCTCCTCGTGCTCGCGATGGTAGCGCCGCTGGAATTCGGTGTCGCGCCCGTCCACGCGGAATCCTTGCGTGCGCTCCAGGTAGTCGCTCACCTCGGCGAGGTGATGAATCGCGAGCGCGATCACGTCGCCGTTCTCGTCCCGCGCCATCGTCTGCTCCCTCGCCGTCTTGAGTTCGGCCAGCCTGTCCGTCAGCCGCTCGACCGCGCCGAGCCCGAACCCGACCTGCCACCTGAGCGGATCGATGCGCTCGCCCATATCCGTCTCATGGTTGCGACGTTCGCTGCTCGCGATGCGCCCGATCTGGTCGATTAGCCAGCCATACAGCATCCTGAGCGCCTCGACGTTGTCCGGGCGTCCGATGAATGCGACCTTTTTGGTAGCGTGGTCCGTCGCGCTGTAGCAGTAGTAGTGGCTCGCGATGGCGTCGGCGAGATTCAGCTTCCACCTGAATGCGGCCTTGCCGAGATCGTGGGCGCCCTCGGTGATGGCGGGAGCGCTCGCGCCCTTCTTTTCCAGATCGGCGATCTCGAGGTTGTGCTGGATGAGCAGCTTCTCCAGCATCGCGCTCGCTGCAGCTGCCTCGCCCTCGTTGGGAGAACTGGTGAGAGCGAGTACCTTGATGAGCTTGTTGATGAGTGCGGTATCGGTCATGTTCGTGACTCCTCCTGCCGGTAACCGATCTCTGTGTCGAGATCGGCGAGGAGCTCGATGCGGGTCTGGTCCTTGCGCCCCTTCCTGCCGTTCACGCTCCACTCGCAGATCAGATCGACCGCCTCGTTGTGGTCCAGGTCCATGAACTGCTCCCTGTCGTTGTCGATGAGCAATTCCCGTACCGTGTTGGTGCGCATCCTGGCGATTCGCGCCCGGAGCGCGTCGTTCGCCATCTCCGCCAGCTTGTCGATCGTCATCCTGATTGCCATTGTCGTATCCTCCGCTCGGCGCTGCGCACTGGCCGCAGCGCCGACGCAAGACGCGATTACACTACCGACCACACCTCGATCCAGCGATTCCCGGCGCGACGATACAGCGTCTCGTTGCCGTGGTCGGTCACGACGAGCTGGTAGCGGGCGCGGATGTCGTTGCTGAGCTCGGCACACTGGTAGATATCGCCGTCGTGCTTCATGCTCTCGATTGCGTCGTTGTCGGTCCAGCACCCGAAGCAGGCGCCGTCGCCTTCGAGCGGGCCGAAGTAGGTCAGATCGGGGCAGTGCGCATTGAGGATGTCGCTGAGCGTGTCCACATCGGCGCTCGCATCGCGATAGGTGTCGGCGCCTTCGTAGTAGCCTTCCTGCTCGCTCTCGCGCCGGATGTTGCGGACCGTCGCGCGCTCCTCGCGCGTGAGCCGTAGCCCTTCCGCCGCGTCCAGGAACGCCGGGATCAGGTCCTCGTTGCGGAGCGTGCCTTCGCTGATCGTGCCGAGTTTGAGTGTCGATTTCGTGCGCTTCATCTCGCTACCTCCTGCCGATTCAGAATGCATCCTTCGTGCCACCAATTTTGTCGCTGTCATTACCCCAACCGGTTGTGGTTGCGCGCCCGTCCACCGCTACGAGCCCGGTCTGGCGCCTCCCGGACCCGCTCCCGCCATGTTGACCGGTTGACACCGCGGATAGCGAAAATGTTGGCTGGCCGACATCGCCATCTCGATTACCTCTCCAACTACAACCGGTAGTGGTGTCGGATAGGCAATACTACCCCGATCCGTAGCGCGGTGCTACATTTTCGCTGTTGACCGGCCGACACGACCCCATTCAACAGTATCGCCACCTTCGCCTTAGCCTAGTGGAGACGGTTTCGAGAACAGGTTTCTGCTCGGCTCGGCGGTAGGTTTCGCTTTTGCCTACCCCAACCGGTTGTGGTTGTCGCACCCGGCAGAATCTGCTCGTTGCCCGGTAGAATCTGCTCGTCGTGGCACGGTCTGTGCATATTTACCGGATAGGAGGTAGCGAGATGGCGGACAACATGGTCGGACGGAGCACAGAGGAAATCAGGCGCGAGCTGCGGGCGCGGGTATCGCTTCTCCCGCCCGGACAGCTCGACTCCCGCTGCGTCGAGCTGCGGGCCATCCTGCGCCGTCGCAACGCTCGCAATTCGGCCGGGCGCGCCCGCTACGATATCTGCCGCTCGTCTGGCCTGAGCCGCAACCGCGACGGAAGCTGGGAATAGCGCCATGGCTACCAAAACCACCATTACCTACGAGATCGGCTCCTGTTCCCGTTGCGGCGGGAGCGGCCATTATTCCTACTGCCAGCGCTACGGCACGACCTGCTTCAAGTGCGCGGGCTCGGGGAAGAGCATCACGCGTAAGGGCGCTTCCGCCCGCGCCAAGATCGAGGAGTTCATCGTCGCCAACTTCACGATCGCGGTCGCCGATGTGAAGGTAGGCGACCTGATTCGCGTGAGCAGCTCTCGTGTCCGTGTCACCGCCATCGAGCCGGGCGGGTGCAGCGATCCTACTGGCATTCCCTGGATCACGTTCACGCTCAAGCACAGGCCGCCGGTGATCGACACAGGATGGTGCGTGCGATCCGATCAGACGGTCATTCGGATGCCGGCCGGCGCCGACTGGCTCCGCGTCGTGGAGCTGGCGCGCAAACTGAAGGGCGCGACGATCACCGAGAGCGAGGTGACAAAATGAGCGCTACCGCTACTGCCGTCATGATCTGCTCCCGTTGTGGCAATTACGCCCGCGCCCATGCGACCGGCCTGTGCCACGACTGCCGACAAGCGAAGGCGGCAAGATCGCAGCGCCGGCACGATGCAGCGCACAGGCGCGAGCTTGCATTCGAGCGCGCGGCTCGCTTCGCCTACGAGTACGATCGGGACTTTTGATGGGTGGCGCAATGCTGACCGCTTTACTCATAATTGGTGCGCTGCAAATTCCGCTGGCGATCATCGGTCGCCGGCTCGTGCGGGACTAGCATAACTCGGCAACAAGGAGACACGACAATGACGAACACCGGCACCGCTACCATCGCGAATGGGGCCAAGGTCCGCGCCGGGCGCAAGACCGGCATCGTGAAGCGCTACTCGCGCGGCTGGTACCTGGTCGAATCGGACGGGAGCAAGCGCGCCTATCGCCGCGCCCAGCTCGCGGTCATCCGCCGCAGCGACAGTACCGAGCTGAATGGCGGCTCGTGCGCCTGTGGCTGCGGCTCGACCTGCAAGCCTCATCGCCATTTCGCGCAGGGCCACGACGCCCGCTTCCACGGCTGGATGCGGCGCATCGCGCAGGACATCATCAGCGCGAGCGAGATCCCGGCGAGCGCGGCCAAACTGATGACCATCGTGAACGGCACGCCGACGACCGACTACGACGGCTCGGTATGGAAGCTGTAAGCCATGATCAGTCTTAGGCGAATCGGCGGCCGATGGGCGTCACAGGATGAGCGCGAACGTTCCGCGGCATGGCGTTCGTTCGTTGCTTCGCCTGGCTCGACAATCGTCGGAGACTGGCGTAGCCAATGTCGCTGTGGCTCGATGCTCGGGAAGCTTTACCGACGCTCGTATTGGTGCCCACGCTGCGGGCGTGAGAAGGGGCCAAGGTTTCCGCGCACGTCCGCCACTTGACAAACGGGCACCCCTCGTGGTAAGATGGAGGGGTCCCGGCGAGGGGAACAAAAGGGAGGACCCATGGACCGGACGCTTTCATTCCCGGCGGAGACGGATCTCGACAGCGAGACCGCCTATCTGGACGCGCTTGAGGATTACCTCGACGATCTCGCCGATGGCGCTCCCGATGCGCCCGCCCCGGCGCGGCAGGCGACTCGATGGTTGCCGGCGCTGCGTGCGCTGCGGAGGCGGAAATGAGCGAATCCCGCCCAGTCCCGGGGCGCTTCGCCCACATCGATCTGCGCGCCATCGCGGATCTGGTCCCGCAGCCGGCGCAGACGGGTCTCAATATTGCCCTCAGCTATCAGCGCGATCCGGCACTGCACCTGTGCTGGCGATGGTTATCTCGCCCAGTCCAGACGGCGGTAATAGTCGCGTTAACCAAGAGAGGAGCACGGCCGTGAAGCTCACATGCCCGGTCACGGTCGATGTCGCCGAGTTCGCCGCCGCGCACGGTCGCCCGCAGGACATCGGGACCGTCCGTATCTGGCGGTTCCGCTGTGGCGATAGTGGCGATATCCTCCACGTCAGCGGGCGTTATTCGGGTGCGCGCCGTGCTGTGGTCAAGATCGCGCGTGAGCAGGGCGAGAGCCGGCTCGTGTTGCAAACGTGATACGGCGGGATCGCTCATTGACAAACGGACACCGGGCGTGGTAGAATCGGTAGTGGAGGTGTGAACATGACGACGGTAGCGCCGCAGTTCGCCGCATTCGATCGGATGGAGGAGCAGCACGAGCTCGTTTTCTCGCCGGCATTGAGTGACTTCCAGTGCCGTACCATTGCAGCGATCTCGGTGTTGCCCGATTTCGCCCACTTCGTCACGACGAGCGAGCGATTCGCCGATCCCGAATTCGGCACCGGCAAGCGGCTGTTCGTGCTCTACTACGACAAGGCGGTACCGCCGCGACTGCACGCAGTTCAGATCGGTAAGGTCCGCGTCATTCGCGAGGTCATCAGCGAGTAGGCTTCGCTCAGAAATGGAGACGCAATATGAATAGGAAGCTTGGCGGAGAGAAGAAGATCACGCAGCGGCAGTTCGAGGCCAGCTTGCGCGCGATCGAGGCTGCGCGCACACCTAATGACGACAATCCAACCGATCGGCCGGCTCAGCTCTCACTTGCCGATCCTCGCGCGATCTCGCCTGAGGAGGCAGCGCAGCTTCTCTCACCTGCGGCAGCGCAGCCCGTATCTCGCTCCCGCTGGCTCTACGTCCAGGCGATCGCGAACACGCGCCTGCTCGCTGAGTTCGGCCCCGGCGCGGTCCGCTTCGCGCATACGATCGTCGCGGCGCCGGATGAGCGCGCCGCCTACATCGCCGGGCAGGAGTGGAGTGACATCGAGGCGCTGGCGGACCGCGCACCTTACCGGCCGAGCATCGAGACGCGCAACGACTACGCGATCCCGCTCCCGCTGGTACCCGACGGAATCGAGTCCGCTCTGGTTCGCGTGACCGGACCGGAGCTCGATCACATGCGGTTGGTGGTCAGCCACGTCATCGCCGATGGCTGCGAAGCCAACCGGCGCCGCGCCCTCGCCGCCATCCACGACACGCTTAATATATGGCTCAGCGATCCGGCGAGGCAGCGATGAGGGTCCATCTGGAGATCTCGCGCGATGCCGCGCCCGCGTGCGGTGCAAACGCGCGGGGTGTGCCTCTTTTTTTCACGGGCGATCCGGATAAGGTCACCTGTGCGAGCTGCAAGCGGACCGCAATATTCAGGAGGGAGGAGGCGCGCTCGCGGGTCGGGTTCGCCGCGTGCGATTGCGCCGCCTCCGGTAACGCGCAGAAGCCGAAACAGCACGGCGCCGACGCGCACGCGAAGAATTGCGCATCGCTGATCGGAGCGCCGGTTGCGCAGCTCACTCCCGCCGCGGCCGCCTCGCTTGCCGTATTCGAGCCCGCCTCCCCGTTCAGCGAGGTGCGTGCCGTCGCCCCGATGGGCACGTTCGAGGTTGAGCAGCGCTGGAGCGCGCAGCAGGAGGCGATATTCGCCTGGTTCGCACATCCCGCCCGCCGCGGTGTCAGCAACCTTCCTCTTCACCTCGTCGTGCGCGCCCGCGCCGGCACCGGCAAGACCACCACCATTCTCGCTGCCATAGGCCGCGCACCCGAGCGCCGCATCCTCCTCGCCGCCTTCAACAAGCGCATCGCGGTCGAGCTCCAGGAGCGCCTTACCAATTCCAGTGCCGAGGCCGCCACCCTTCATTCGATCGGCTTCCGCTGCGTGCGCCGCCGCTGGGAGGGCATCCGCGTAGATGAGGATGGGCGCCGCGGTCGTGCTGCGAAGCTTACTGACGCCGTCTGCTCTCCTCACGTTCCCGATCAGGTGAAGCGGCTCATTTCCAAGCTTCACACCGTCGCCCGCGAGATTCACCCTCACGTCACCGCCGCCGCCGATCTCGCTCTCGCCGCGATCGTGTTCGATTGCGTTCCCGATGACGATTGGGTGGCTGAGGGCTACGATACCGCCTTCGTCTGCGGGCGCGCGATCGAGGCGATGGAGCTCGCCGCCGCTACTCGTCCCATTGCTGGCATCGACTTCGCCGACATGATCTATCTGCCGGTCCGTAATGGCTGGCTGCGGCCGGCCTATGATCTCGTCGTGGTGGATGAGGCGCAGGACATGAGCGCACCTCAGCTCGAGATCGCGCTGGGCATGTTGGCTCCCAGTGGCCGCATCGCGATCGTGGGCGACGACCGGCAGGCGATCTACGGCTTCCGCGGCGCCGACACCGGCTCGCTCGATCGGCTCAAGCATGAGCTCCACGCGACTGAGTTGGGGCTCAACACGACTTATCGCTGTGGCCGCGCCATTGTCGCCGAGGCAGCGAAAATCGTACCGGATTTCCTACCGGGCGCGCCGCATGAGGGCAGTGTTACCGCCGCCGACCTCGATCGCCTTCTCGCTACCGCGGCGGTAGGCGATTTCGTCCTCTCGCGCACCAACGCTCCCCTTGTCGCCGTCGCGATGGCACTCATCCGCGCCGGCAAGCGGACCCGTATCGAGGGCCGCGATATCGGCACGAATCTCAAATCCATCGCGCGCAAACTGGCCGCGGGTCCGCTCTTGTATCAGGGTAGCACCGGCGCTACTACGCCTATCCCTGTCTGGCTGGACCGCCTGCGTGAATGGGAGGATCGTGAGGTCGCCCGGGCCGAGCGCGCCGACCTTCCCGGCAAGGTAGACAACATCCGCGACAAGGCGCGGACTCTCGTTGCCATCAGCGAAGGCGTTACCGGCATCCATGAGATCGAGGCGCGCATCGACACGCTGTTCGGCGATGTCGCGGTCGATTCCCGCGGCGCCTTCATCGTCTGCTCGACCGTGCACAAGGCGAAGGGGCTTGAGTCCAATCGCGTATGGGTGCTGCGCGATACGCTCTACCTGCACGTGAGCTGCGAATGCGGGCACCGGCACGGCTGGGGTGCGGCCCGCTGCCCTCGATGCTCGTGCGCCGAGTATCGTCCGGCCGCCGCTAAACAGACCGAGGAATTCAACATCGGCTACGTCGCGATCACGCGGGCGAAACGGGAGCTCGTGTGGGTGACAGGGGTGAAATAAGCATGGCTGGCTTCCAATTCTGTGACAGTTGTGGCAAGGTGATGGACGCCGAGCGATTCGATGTGGTCATCGCCAGGGGCAAGCAGCGCGTGTTCGATGTGCTACTCTGCGAAGGGTGCGCCGGCTCCCTGAAAGAGGAGCTGAGAACCAGAAGGAACGCGGTAACGCCGGCGCTCCCGGCCATTCTGGACGAATTCGTGAAGTAGGTCCTGATTCCGGCCAGAGAGGAGGACCGCTCGCGCAAGTAGAGCCTCCGCTCGATCCCCCGATTTACCGCCCTCCCGCCCGGTAATCCCTACTACTTGACAGACACCGTTAGCCTGTGCTACAATGAAGTCGTTCACGGAGGCGGGAGGGGATAGATCCTCCTCTCCCTTATCAGGATACGAGACAAGGTCGAAGACCATGGAACACAAGAATCGCGCTCTCGCTCACGACGTTTCCAATATCAAGCCGGTGCGCTGCCGTCCGGTTTCGCAGCTTTCGCGCATCCTCGGTCCGGGCAACTATCGCTCGATCAGTCGCCGAGTCGGTCTCTCCCCGCAGCATGTCGGCCGCGTGCTGCGGGGAATCAAGGGCGCTTCGTTCTGGGTCGGCGCGTCCATCGCCGACGCCGCCTCCGTCTCGCTTGACGAGCTGCGTGCCTACATTCGCGCCCAGCCTGGTTTCAATATTCGCGGCCGTCGCACGGTGCGCGAGATTCGTCGGCGCGGGAAGGCGGCGTAAGGACCGCCTTCTCCAACTTCCCCGATCGCCCTGTCCGTTCTGTGAAGGCAAGGTAGGTAATACCGCCGCCGTTTCCAGGATCGGACAGTTTGGCAAATCGCCGTACTCGCCCGCCACTCGCTACCTCTCGGCATAAGTCAAGCCGATCACCGCGAGCCGTTGCAGATAAATCTACCAAAGCCGCCAAACTCAGCGCTACCGCTGCTCCTGCAACCGATCGTGGGATCATAGCGGGAAAAAAAGAAAGCAGTGCGCTCTCGCCGCTGGAATCGTTCAGAGCGGCATTGCCTAAGACACCGCGCCGTGTAAGCGATCTGGGCGGTCCTACTCCGGGTAGGCCGAATCCGCCTGTCGCTGATCGTAAAGCCGCATTCCTGGAAGCGTATGTACTGGCCGGCGTCATCAGCTCCGCATGTCAGGCCGCAGATATACCGCAGACGACGTATTACTCATGGATGAAGGAAGATCCCACGTTCGCCGCTCACTTCAGGATTGCGACCGAGGAGGTCGTCGATGAGGCTGAAGCTGAATTGAAGCGACGCGGCGTTCATGGCATCCAGGAGCCGGTGCATTACCAGGGCGAGCGGGTTGACACGGTAACGCGCAAGTCGGACGCGTGCCTGATCTTCTACTTGAAGGGCCGCCGCGGTGATGTATTCCGTGATCGCGCCGAGATCAGCGGTCCTGGTGGCGGCCCCGTCGAACTCGCCCATACGGTTGACCTCAGTAAAGTCCCAACGGAGCGCTTGCGACAGATGCGCGACTGGCTCAAGGAAGCGAAAGTCGAGCCGGTGCCCACGGGAGGCGAGAGGTGACATCGTTCTCCACGCTCCCGTCCATCGCTGCCATCGATCCCGTGCCCGATCTATTCGAGGTCGAGCGAGAACTGGCTGAGCGCAGCCTGATCGAATTCACCGAGCAGGCGTGGCACCTGATTGAGCCCCGTACTCCCTTCATCAATTCGTGGCACATCGGCTTTCTAGCCGAGCACCTCGAAGCGATAAGCGCAGGAGAGCTGGGCGACACGCTGATCAACGTTCCGCCCGGCACGATGAAGTCGATCTTGGTCTCGGTGATGTGGCCGAGCTGGGAGTGGATTCACTGCCCGGAGAAGCGATTCCTGTGCGGTTCGTACGATGAATCTCTCGCCGTCCGCGACTCACTTCGAATGCGGACCATCATCAAATCTCCCTGGTACCAGGCGAGATGGCCCTTACCGATGCGCCACGACATCGACATGAAGACGCGCTACGAGAATGAGAAGACTGGCTGGCGCATGGCGACATCGGTCGGCGGTCCGGGCACGGGCGAGCACCCGCACTACAAGATCATCGACGATCCTCATAATGTCAAGCGCTCCCTTTCCGCCCTATCACGGCGCGAGGCCATTACCTGGTTCGACCTGACACTCGGCTCGCGCGGCATTACCCTTGATGCGGTAACGGTCGTCATCATGCAGCGCCTTCACGAGGACGACCTTAGCGGGCATATCCTGCGCCAATTGCGCGAGCGTTACACCTTCATCTGCCTGCCGATGCGGTACGAGCCTCCTGCCGTGGTTGACGGCGTGCTCGCTCCGCGCATGTCGCCAACTCCACTCGGCAGGACGGACCCGCGCGAGAAGCCGGGCGAGCTGCTGTGTCCCGACCTGTTCCCTCTTCCCCGAGTCGAGAAGATGGAGGCGCAGCTTCGCGCTACCATGGGTGAATTCGGCGTGAGCGGTCAGTGCCAGCAGCGGCCCATTCCTGAATCGGGCGGTCTATTCAAGGAGGCGTGGCTACCTGTAATTGACGTGATGCTGGCCGAATCGCAGATCGTGGCCCGCGCCCGAGGTTGGGACTGCGCCGGCACGGAGGGCGCGGGAGACTACTCAGTGGGCGTCCTGCTCGCGCTGACCCGCGGCGGTCTGATCATCATCGAGGATGTCGTGCGCGGCCAGTGGGGATCGGATGAATTCGAGGGCGATACGGGAATATTCAGATCGACCGTAGTGAGCGACGGCAGGAAGGTGCGCCAGCGCGAGGAGCAGGAGCCGGGCTCCGCCGGTAAGAAGGTGATCGCGGCGCACGCGAAGCTGCTCCATGGTTATCCTTATACTGGTGCGCCATCTACCGGTGATAAGGTGACGCGGGCGCGTCCGTTCAAGTCGCAGGCGTCGGTCGGCAACGTGCGCGTACTGCGGGCTCCCTGGAACCGCGATTACATCCGCGAGCTGTGCGGGTTTCCTAACAGCACTTACGATGATCAGGTTGATGGCACCTCGGCCGGCTACGACGAGCTGACATCGGATACCAAGGAAGCGCCCAGCGAGTGCACATGGTAGAGCACAAGCGTTCAGGCCGGCGAAATGGCGCCGTGATCAAATCGGCGCTACGCTCGCGCGATGATGGCCTTCGCGCTGCGGCGGAGGCGCTGATCGATCGTGCTGCCGCAGCGAGGACGCCAGCGAATCGGACTGCGGTCAAGCGGGCGCTGGCATCAAAGGACGCGCGGCTCCGCACCGCGGCGCAGGCGCTGGTGTCGCGCTCGCGCTTCATGGACAATATCGCCGGCATTACCTTCCACGGCCGGCGTGATCTCTACCGAGCATGCGGCTACTCTCGCACGATCACGCCGCAGATGTACCGCTCCCGCTTCCGCCGCAACGGTGTCGCAGCCCGCATCGTCACCGCGGCGCCGAAGCACACGTGGCGCGGCGGCGCGGAGATCATCGAATCGGACGCCTCGGAGCAGTCGCAGTTCGAGCTCGCTTGGGAGGCGCTTGAGCGCCGGCTGAACGTCTGGGCTATCTTCCACCGCGCCGACATTCTCGCCGGCCTTGGCCGTTATGCCATCATCCTGCTCGGCACGCCGGGCGATCTGGAGACCCCGCTCGAATCGCTGGCGGCCGACTCGCTCGTCTATCTTACTCCGTTCAGCGAGGAGGATGCGCAAATCGAGAAGTTCGACACCGACATCAAGTCGCCTCGGTTCGGGCTTCCCGCCTTCTACGCGGTACGGCGGCTCGCTCCCTCCGCAACCACGCGAGTGAACACTCCCGAGATCGTCGGCCGCCGCGTCCATTACACCCGCGTCCTCCATATCGCCGATTCGCTGCTCGACGATCACGTCTACGGCATTCCGCGGCTTGAGAAGGTGTGGAATCTGCTCGACGATCTTGAGAAGGTCACCGCGGGCGGAGCCGAGGCGTACTGGAAGCGGGTTGACCAGGGGCTCATTCTTGATCTCGATCCAATGGTGCAGATCGCGAAAGACCCGGCAACGGGCCGGTATCCGCAGCTCGACGCGCTCAAGGATCAGATCGACGAATACGAGCACGATCTCAGGCGGGTGCTGACGACGCGAGGAATCACCGCCACGCCGCTCGGGTCGGAGGTGACCTCCATCTCGGCGGATGTGGACGGACTGATGGCGCTCATCTCGGCCGCCAGCGAAATTCCGCAGCGCATTCTCATGGGATCGGAGCAGGCGAAGCTGGCCGGCACGTCGGACGCGGACAATTGGGACGAGCGGGTCCTCGATCGCCGCACTGAATTCGCCGGTCCTCAGGTCGTCAAGCCATTTGTCGATCGGCTCATCCGCCTGGGCGCGCTCCCGCAGCCGGCCGGGTCATGGGAAGTGAAGTGGCCCGAAATCAAGAACCTGAACGAGAATCAGCGCGCCGATATCGCGGGCAAGTGGGCAGCCCTGAATAAGTCCGCGGCTCAGATCGTCGTAACCGGCGATGAGATCCGCGATCACTGCCTGGGACTCGACCCGCTGGATACGGCGGATACGGTCGTCGCGCTTCCTGGCAAGGATACGACACCCGGTACCATCGAGGAGCAGCGCATCGTGGAATCGCCCATTCAGCCGACTACCGGATCGCGATGGGCGACGAGAGGAGGTCGGCACCCCGCACACGCGACGGCCGATAGGTTTCATAGGCCGATTCAGGCGCGTAGTGCGGGCTGCGCTCGACGCAACGAGGGTGGCAGTCGGCGTCTCAATTGAGCGTGCGATGATCTTGCGCAATTACCACAGCGCGGAGGAAGTTGCTACCGTCGCTGGCGAGGCGATGAGGGCCGCAATCCGTGCGCCATTACTTGCCGCTCTCGCTGATGTGCGCGACACCGCGGCGCACTCGTCATTGCTACGATTGCGCAGACAGTTGAATCTTGCTGCCGCCGCCGCGGGACCAGGCGAGCCGTCCACCCCCTCGCCCTATACGCGCGCCAATGTTGAGATCTATTATCGCAAGGGCGACGAGAGCCAGTTCCGCTCGACCGATCCCCGCGCGGTTGACTGGATCGACAAGCACGGCGCCGAGCTCATCGACGGCATCAGCGAGACCTTGCGCGACGACATCCGCGATACGATGGCGACGGCATTCGAGGACCAGGATAAAACCGTTGCCGAGATCGCGGACGAGCTCAATGCGCTACTCGATGACCCGAATCGGGCCGATAACATCGCGCGCACGGAGACGATGCGGGCCTCGAATGAGGGTCAGTTGGAGGCATGGGATCAGGCGGTCGAGGATGGGCTACTCACCGGTGAGGAGCAGGTCGAGTGGATAACCACTCCCGATGACCGCCTATGCGACATCTGCGAGCCAATGGACGGACAGACGACCGGACTAGGCGATACATTCGATGTGGACGGTGAGGAAATGGACGGACCGCCCGCACACCCGCGATGCCGGTGCACGATAGGACTGGTGGTGTAAGTGGCGCGACTCTTTGTCGTGGTGACGCAGGATACTTCCGGGCTTGGCTGGACGAAGAAGCTCCAGGAGGAGGGAGAGCAGGTTGTGTTCGCCAAGGCGCCGGGACCAAAGGAGGACAGGCTGGATCTGTTCGACCTCGTCGGTCGTGGGCTGATCGATTGTGAGCCGCTTGAGGTCGCGCTCAAGTCCCGGCTCGGTCCCGCTACCTACTGGCTGTTCGAGCGCAATATTCAGTCAGCCGTCGCCGATTGGTTGCGCGGCGCTGGCCAGCACGTGTTCGGCACTTCCGTGTTGAGTGAGCGGATGGAGAATGACCGCGCCTTTACCGTCGATCTCGCTGCCCGCATGGGACTGCCCTCTCCTCCCACGTTCGCATTCGACCGGGTAGATGCCGGCGTCGCCTTCGTCGAGCAGCACCCCACGACTGCCTACGTGCTCAAGCCGAATGCCAGCGATGCCGCCTTCTCGACGTTCGTGCCGTTCCGCGAGGAGGTGGAGGACGCGAATCACGAGCTGCTGTGCTATCTGCGGAATCAGCCCGAGATGGCGAGTGGCTACGTCCTCCAGGAGCGCAAGCCGGGCGTCGAGGTCAATGTGGAGGTCTGGTTCCACGATGGCGCGCCGTTCATGGCGGTCTGCAATCTTGAGAACAAGCGCAAGTGGGATCACGATCTCGGTGAAATGAGCGGGTGCGCGGGTGACATCGCATTCGTGGTTCCGCTCGACTCCCCACTCGTCCTGCGCACGATCGGCCGCATGTTCCCGTTCTACTGGCAGCGCAACTACAGCGGATTCGCCGATGTTAACGTGATCGTGGGCGACAACGCGACCTGGTTCCTGGAGGTCTGCAATCGATTCGGCTATAACGCGCATCCCAATCTTTTCCTGACTTGCGCGCTGGGCAGGTTCGGTGACACCATGGTCGATTGGATGGAGGGCGAGTCGGACAAGATAGCTGCCATCCCGTCCCGCTTCCGTGCCGGGTTCGGCGCATCCATTACCCTCTTTATTGATCATCCGCGGGCCGGGCTCCCGCTTCACATCAACCCACGTGCAGCGCCGCAGTTCTACGCGTTCGAGGGCTACAAGTCCGGCGCCGACCTGCTCCTCGCTGGCTACAGCAACGAGATCGGAATCTTCACCGATCACGATTACACGATTGAGGAGGCGGCGGAAGGATGCCTGAATAAGCTGCTGTTCAATGAGGCGATCAGCTTCCCCGATATGGCGTTCCGTACCGACCTGCACCGCGACAATTATCGTGGTGCACCGCTGAGGCGATACTCGGCGCTCAAATCGATGAGGTTGCTATGAAAGCGAAGTCGCGAACGGGCGTAGTGCGTCAGGACAGCGCAGGCGCAGTACGCCAAGGCAAGGCGGACGCGGCAGCGAAAGCGAGACCGTACCCGGCAGTACCGGAGCTGCCGGCGAATGCGATGGTGACGGCGGAGATGGCCACCACGCTCGGATTCCCCGCGGTCATCATCCAGTCGATTCCGGCTGAGGAGCAACGCTACCCGACCGTAGGCGACTGGTGGATGGCGGAGGACGGCGCATGGCACATTCGGATCAGCAACCTTCCCGACTGGCGCTATAGCTTCCTCGTCGCGATACACGAACTGGTCGAGATGGCGCTGTGCAAGCATCACGCGGTCGATGAGTCCACCATCACCGAGTTCGACATGAAGTTCGGGGCGGCGAGGGCAGCGAACGACGGCAGCGAACCTGGCGATCATCGCGATGCGCCGTACCGTCGCGAACACCGATTCGCCGATGTCATAGAGCGAATGACCGCATCGCAGCTCGACGTGAATTGGAGACAGTACGAGCAGGCAATCGATCCGAGGAGCGCCAATGCCGGGAAGCAAAGGTAAGCACCATTCAGCCAAGTGGCATCGCTGCTGGGAGAGCGTGCAGAAGCGCGGTTACGATTCTTCCAGCGCCGCTGCCATCTGCACGTGGTCGATCGGTAAAGAAGGCAGCTATAGCGCCAGCGCTCGCCGATCGCTCGCTCTCCATGCCGCTGCCGCCGCGATTCGCACCGCCCAGTTCGACGGCCGCGAGCATATCGTCGTTCCCGTCGTCGCGCTGATCGAGGGCGTC